TCACCGCTGGCAATTGCCATCAGACGGGTAGACCCAGCATAAACCTGACCACCGATCAGGTTAACCGGCTTCAGCCCGTAGGGGGCCGAGATAGTCGGATATGCCATTGTTTATACTCCTAAAAAGTTTATTTGGAACCCTTACCAAATCGCACTTCAGACCGGCGCTCGTTGAACAGCGGCATCCGTGCATCGTTTTGTTTCATAAAGCTATTGTCCACAGCCTCGATTTGGGACTGAGCTTGTTGCGCATAAAAATCATTGCGCTGCTCAATAACCTCGTTCGGGGCCTTACACAACAGCAGTCCGCCAACCTCGATGTTGTCTTTGAAACGACTGTCAGGATCGGCGTAAATCATCATCTCCGGGTGGTCTTCGGCTTTCACCGGCACCCAGTGTTCACGAAATTTTGCGGAAATATTGGTGGGGTCTGCTTTACCCATCAAACTAGTCCGAATCCAACGAAACCCATAGCCGTCCTGCGGGGCAGGGGTAGGGAGCAGGTTAGGTTGTTGCCATGATGCCTTGCGCTGCGTAGTTTCGCGTGTTTGTAACTCACGAGCGAGTCGATTTTCAGCCATTTTAGTTCTCCAGTTTAACAAGTTCTTGAGCGTATGCTTCCGGGGTAAGGCCAAGTCGTTTGGCCAACGCCAGTTGCGTTTGCGTCAATCGCACTTTCTTGGGCGCGGTGCTTCGCGTTGCCGGAGCCACTACTGTGGCCGCTTTGCGGGGCTCAGATTTCTCTTTTGCCGCCGGTCGAGTCTCGGATTCCGATCTTGACTCCTCGTCAAAATATTCAGGAAACCGTTTCCTCATGGTTTCATTCACACGGCTGTAGTAGTCATCACTACGCGGGTCAAGACCCTGCCGGACTAGTTTTTCATGCAGACCAAGAGCGAGGCTAGTCATCTCCACGTCCACCCCAAACCAAGTGTTTTCTGCCCTCCAAGCTTCTGCTTTCGGGTCTACAACTTGCCGGGGTTCCTGATGCTGTTGTGTTAGTTCTACATTAACTTCTTGTTCTTGTAAAGCGGGTTTGCGATATTGGTACTCTTTGAGTCGGATTTTTGCATCGGTCAGAGCCTCCTGCGCATCCGCAATCAGACTAGGGTCGCCCGACTCATATGCCTGCTTCAGCTTGTCCTTAGCACTAGCAATTTCAATCTCGGCGGACTTAACACCCTCTTCCGCGAGAAGCTTCTCTCCCGCTCCAAGTTTAGTGCGTAACTGTTTGATTTCGCTGTCTTTTACTTGAGCAAATCGCAGGGCTTCTTCACGCTCACGCAGGGCGGCTTCTTTCTCCCGGCGCTCGTCGTGCCAGACCTTCTTCATCTGGGAGAGGCGCTTCTTGACCTTCTCGGAATATTCCTCAAGGTCATCCTCCTCCAGCTCTTTTTTGATATTCTCTGGGAGGGGCTCCCTACCGCGATCTTCAGGCGGAGTATCGTCTACGATTTCTATTTCTACGCCTTCCGGCTCCTTCGCTTCGTCCTTTTTATCTTCAACTTCGTCGGGGAACTTGAATGCGGGCTGGCTCATGTGTTACTCCTTATTTGCGACGGATTCCACGGGGGTCTTCGACCACCGCTTCCACCGTATCGTCGTTGATGATGCGGAACTCTTTGCCATGGATATCCAGACGGGTGCCGCTGTTGGAGCGGACAATCACAAAATCACCCTCTTTACACCACGGTCCTGTCGGGAACTTCACCGGGTCTTTGTACGCATCCGGACCGAGTTTCACGATGAACAGCACCGTGGTCAGAATCTCCTCGTGCTGCAGGGTGATATCCGCCTTGATGATGCCGCTGTCGTACTTATTCTCGAACTCCGGTATCGCGCACAGGATTCGGTATCCCTGCGGGTCGGGCAACTGCTTAGCCTTACGTTCTGTTTCTGCACTATCTGCGGCCCACTTCTGTTCCAGCGCGGTTTGAGGCGCTGTCTCAGTCGCTGTCGTCATTGTCTTTCATCCTTTGCGCGAGGTCTCTTAAATTGGCATCCGCGAGGTCGAGTCCCCGAATTACCCCACAGATGTGTTTGTATTCTGCAAAGTCTTTTGCCCCACCAGCCAAAAGAACCTCGATTTGCGACTGCCGTTGCGTATCGTTATGCTTGAGCAACAGGTCGATTGCATCCATTATTTACTCTCTCCTTTGATGGGTCGCTGCTGCATCTGCGCCCGGTTCTTGGCGATATCCGCACCGATCTTGAGGCCCTCTCTCCGGTCATCTCGCTCCGCTTTGTCTTTATTAGCGGCAACCTGTATACCCAGCTTGGCCCCCTCTACCTGCTGCTTGATAGACTGCTCTTGCTCTTTCAGCCGTATTTCATCTGCCTTGGCGGCGGCGTCGAGCGTAACCTTCTTCTCCTTGATAGCAACTTCCTTCTCCCGAATCGCCAGCTCTTTCTGCTGCATCTGAATGAGCGGGTCTTGGGCTTGTTGCGCGGCCTGTTGTGCTTGCGCTTCGGCCATGTCTTTCTGCAGGAGCTTGGCTGCTGCCATAGCCGCCAGTTGTGAGAGCTGGACTTCAACCTCTTTCGGAAGGCTGTTGGTCTCGCCGTTATCGTCTTCGGGCGGAGGAAGTGCTGCGCCAAGCTGCTTCTCAATTTCACGACGATACTGGAACGCTACATGCTCCATGACGTGTGCTTGCGCAGCAGCCTGAATAACTTGAGCCTGCGGGTTCTGCCCCATGATTGCGGCTAGCTTGGGGTCTCGCATAGCTGCCAGATGCACGGCCAGATGCGCCTCGTGGTCCTGATACATAAACGCTTTTACAGGCTTACCTCTGAGGACATTCATGTTTTCCGTCACCGGGTCGGTCGGCTTCTGGTCATCGTCGGTCGGCACCAGCTTGGCAGCGTTCTTGATGCCCAAGACTTCAAGCATCTGGCGGTGCAGGAACTTTAAGTCGTAAATCTGCGGCGCGCCCTGAGCGAGCTGCATCACGGCCTGATACTGCACAACCTTCTGGCTCATCGTCGCTGCATTGGGATCAGAGACCGGGATGACCTCCACCATGTCGTAGTCCGAACGCTTAGCCTTGCGGTCACCCACCTCCGGCTCGTAGCTGTACTCCTCGGGGGTGTTATCACGGATGATGTCTTTGAGGAGTCTGAACTCCTGCTTCATCGCGTAGTGGATGCGAGCCTGAACAGCGCTCATGATCTTCAGCATCCGCTCCAGAATCGCCAGCGTGGTCCCGACGGGGGCTTGCGCTGACATATCCGACACCTTCATATCTGCTGTAGCTGCGAACCGCTGGGCGTCCGCAACAATCTTGTCCATCAGCATCACGAGGGTCTGACTCGGTTCTTTATACGGCAGGGGCAGGATGTTGTCCCGCATGGTGCCGCTCGGCACATCGACATCGCGGAACTCGCCCGGAGCGATCGGTGTATCGTCGCCCTTTACACGCAGGCCACGAGACTTGAAGCCACCCGGCAGATTGGCCAGCGTACCCGCATCAACCAGTTGGCGCATCAGCGAAGTAGCCGCGTTGGCGTGGCCACCGATCAGGTGAATCAACCCGAAGCAGTAGAAGCCAAAGCCGGGGATATAGCCGTAATGCACGAAGTGCTGGCGCTTCTGTTTGGTCTCATCGTCCTCCAGCCAGTTGCGACGGATAGCCAATACTTTCTGGGTGCCCTTCTCGATCGTCACGATGTACGGCACGGCTACACCATCCATCTTCTTGGCATATTTGTCCGTGAAGTCGTACATCTCCAAGTCCAGATCAACACACATCTCCAGCAGCTGATAGCGGTCGTCTACCTCGGCACTGAACCCTTGCTCCTCGGCTTTCTGCTTCTCGATGTCGTCCAGCATCTTGACCGGGTCGCCAAGGTCAATATCCCGATAGAACCCAGCCACTTGCAGCTTGCGGAGCTCGTTCTTGGTCTTGCGCATCCGATGGGTTACACGCGGAGTGCTATTAAGGTCTGACGCGCCATAGGGCACGACTATGTCCTCGGCGGGTACGAACATGGAGACTTGGCGGTTGAGCGAGGGGTCGAAATACACCTTCTTGAACGCGTTACCCGCCAAACACAGGGCAAACAACATCCGCTCATGCTCCGGGCGATACTCTTTCATCACCTCGGTAAGCTGGTAGTTCATGTCCTCTTTGACGCGGACCGACGCTTCTTCCTTCTCTTTAGTGTCCTTGCCAACGATTACAGTCTTGACCGGGCCTGCTGCGGGGAACGTCTCCATGATGGTCTCGGACTGAAACTTGACCGCGCTCTCCATGATCATGGGGTGGAACACACCACACGCGCCAGACCACGGCTCACTGCGCTCCTCGTACTTCAGGCCCAGCAGCTTCAAGCCTTTGACGTAGGTCTCCATCCAGTCCTTGCGGCTACGAATATCGGCGTCGTAGTGGCCATACAGTTCTGCGGCCATCGTCTGCAAGGTGTTGTCGTCGATCTTCTCGGCAAGATTCTCACCGAACTCGTCTTCTTCAGCCATTGTCGGCTGCTCGTCCTCGTCGCCCGGGAGCTCAATCTCGATCTCTACTTCGGCGTTGGGGATCACCAATGCGTCCAACCCTTGCGGGGCCTCGTACAGCGCTTTGTCTATTGCCATGATTTATCCTTAAAAAATTGTCTTACAAAACGCCGCCGTCCCATTTCAAGTCCCTGCAGACCTGATTAGCCATCTCAATGAAATTCTCATCGTGGTGGTCGTGATCACACTTGGCGTTGTGCTCTAGTGCTATGTGTATCATTTCGTGCGCAACAATCTTTAGCATGTCTGACAGGGCCTCTGTGTCCACATTCACAGTCATTACGTGTTCGGGCCACTCGTATAATGCGTGATACTTCTTCAGCTTTGCTGCTCTAAAAGTCACCCTACTGGCGGTCGGCAGCTTCACGTCCTTGAACGTCGTCACCCTGAGCAGCTGATATGCTGCCCGCAGAGATTTCTCGTTTACAAGAGACTTAGCCATTCCGTAAACTCCTAGTAGTATCCTGCCTGCTTGCGTCGCCGGAACTCTCGCACTGGGTCTGGCTCATCCAACTCAGCGCGCAAATAGCCACCTTTGCGGAACCGCATTAGCGCAAGAGACACCGAATCCACAAAGTCATCGTGCTCCCCCGAAGGAAAGCTCGCTACTTCATCAATTACCGCTTCCGCCCACGACATCGACGGAGCCCATACTCTACCCGAAGCAAACAGATCAGACACCGCATTAAGCCGGGAGATTTTATCGTTACCTTTTACCGGCGTGAACTCCTGCACCGGCACCCCCATCGCCCGCAGCTCGTATATTAGCGGGGCCCCCGAGGCTTTTTTCTCGATAATGATGGAGTCAGGACTAAACTCCTGCATCTGCTCCAGCGCTTTGCGCTTCAAGGCCGGGAACTCCAGCCTATCCCTAAACGCATCGAGCATTATGATGTTGGCTTCCGGCTTCCCGGTGTTTGGGTCGTCATGGTAGAACACTCCCCACGTCGTACACGCCGAATAGTCCGAGCGGTTGCTTTTCTCGAACGCCGTATCCCATGCCTGTAGCACAAACTCGCAGTGGGGTGGGCGTTCCTCCTCCCAAGTCTGCCACCACTCGCGTTTCACAATGGCCGAGGACTCGGATACCGGGTTTTGCTGGTACTGGGCCTGCCATTTGCTGTTCGGAAGTTCTTCTTTGAGCGCCAGCAGCTCTTCCAGACTCCAGAACTCCGGCCATAGTGGTTTGGGTGGGTCGTAATTCTCAAATAACGCAGGAAACTCAATGACTTCCCACTCATCTCCACCCCGCAGAGCAGCAGACTTTAGTACTTGCCCGGTCAAATCCCGTTTCGACCACCGGGTCATCACGATGACAATAGCCCCACCCGGCTGCAGACGCTGCCGTGGGCCCGAGGTATACCACTCGTATGTCTTATCGTAGATATCCGGGCTGGTTTCTGCAAGGGCTGCCTCTTGCTCCGAGTGCGGATCGTCAATAATCAACAGGTCAGCGCCTTTACCGGTCACTGCACCACCCACACCAATAGCGAAATAGTCACCGCCCTTGTTGGTAGCCCATCTACCCGCCGCTTTTGAGTCCGCTTGCAGCCCCAAACCGGGAAAAATCTTGGTATAAATCTCCTGATCCACCAGATTTCGTACCTTTCGGCCAAATCCCACGGCCAATTCAGCGGTATGACTGGACTGAATTACCTTTTTGTGCGGATATTTACCCAAGAACCACGCCGGAAGCAGGTAAGACGCGAACTCGGACTTGGTATGCCGGGGTGGCATGTTGATAATCAGGCGTTTTATCTCGCCGTTTGCCACCCGTTCAAAGGCGGAGGCCATCTTGGCATGGTGCCGACCACTAATAAACGTCGGCCACACTGTTTTTACAAACGCAAGGAACCGGGTTTGCGACAGCTGTTGGGATTTTAAGTCTTGCAGCTTCTCTAATTCAGCGAGAAGCTTCTCCTGTTCCGCCGTAGACAGCAGCGGAAGTATGGAAGGTATATCTTTTAAGGAT